GTGCCTTTCGCCACCGAGCGCGGGTTGGAGATACCGAACCCGATCAGCTCGCCGAACGCCCAACCCTTCACAAGACGCTGTTGAGCGTACATGTTGAATGGTTCGGAGAACAGCTCGATTCGGATTCCCATCTCTCCCAGGTACTCGGAACCCGTCACCGCATAGAACGTTCCTGCGAGGACGACTTCTTCTGCACCTGTGCCTGCGTTGGTGATGATCTGCGCGTTCAGGACGTTCCCGACGTAGCCTGCAAGGATGAGTTCCCTCTCGGTCACCGGGTCGACTGCCGTAGACATCGTCTTCACGATGTCGGACAGCTCCTGGCGAGCGATGAGGAACTTCTCCACGATCAATCGGTTACGCTCGACCTGGAACCTGACGTCCTCGAACGCCGAGATGCCAAGAGTCGAGAAGATCGTAACGCTGTTGACCGTTGAAGCAGCCTGGTCGAGAAGTGCAAGAGCTCGCTTGTCCTCGTTCAGCTCGATTTCCTGCCGTGCAGTGTCCTGCGCTCGGTCAAGGACATCGTAGTTCATCTGGTAGATTTCTTCGATATCCACCGTCGGGAACGACGTGACCTTGAACTCGCTCGGCTGGATGTACTTGCCGTAGAGGCGCGCTTCGAGAGACTGGCCGTCTTGTCCAACGACCCACGCCGTAGCACGAACGTCCTTCGCCATGCGGAAGAGCTCGCCCTGTGCCAATGGCCTGGTTCGATAGACCTTTCTTGCCCAGCCCTCGTAGTCGACGATGTCCTTGATTGGCAGAAGCAGTTCCTGACCGACGATTGCAAAGCCTTCGCCGGTTGGGTCCTGCATAGCCGCTGCAAGGATTTGCATACGAGCCTGCTTGTCCATCTGAGATTCTGCAGTTCTGAAGAACTCCCGTGAGGAAGCGGTCTTCGAAACTCCCTGCAGAAGGTGCGCAATCTGCGTCAGGGCATCTCGCTTGTCGTTCGCGTTCAGGGTGCCCTGATCGTTGAACATACGAGACTTGGAGCCCATTGCAGCTTGAACACTCGAACGCCAGCCACCGAATGCCTGCGGATTGAACTCACCGTTCGTACCGGCGTGCTGTGCTCCCTGAGGAGACACGGACGCGCGATGCTGTGCGGTGGGCTGTGGCCGCTGCTGTGAACTGGCAGTGCGAGTTTGAGGAGCACCACTCCCCTGTGGTCGGAATTCTGGTAGCTGTGGCATGCGACCCCTTGGAGAGGGTGCCGCACCCGCAGCCCGACGAACGTACGGGTTGTTAGGATGTGCCATTTCCGTCTCCTAGTTGATCACGAATGCCCCGGCGACACAATGCCCATGAACGGGTCACTGGCCGATGGTAGCTGGAATACCTTTGCGAATGGAGGACGACCGCCTGCCGCGTTGGTCAGGATGCCTGCCTTCCCGGAAGCTGCGTCTCCGACGTTGAGTTGCTGGCCAAGTGCGTACGTCTGAGAAGGATCGTAGACCGTCGTGAACAGAAGAGTCCAGTTCGTGATGATCGAAATCCGTCCCTGAGCCTGACCGACCTCGTCCAAGAAGTTCCAGAAATTGCGTCCCTGGAACTGCAAGTCCGACGTCTGAAGGACCCACTGATACGATACGTACACAGTCGAACCCGACGGAATACCAGCTCCAAGACGAACGATTGTGCCGTTCGTGTAGTTGATGGTATAGTCCGTCCCCTCAATGTACGTGGTGCCTGCAACTCCAGTTGGAGTCGAAGAAACCCGAGTACCCGAGGTACCTGGCAACGTGGCTGCCGATCCGAAGAGATTCGCGTGTGCCAGGTTGTTTGGAACCGTACCTGTCAGCACCTGAGGCTCGTCAGTGACCGCTGCCGTGAGTGCCAGCAACTTGTTCCACTTGGCGAAACCAAACGGAACGTTGACTGGAGCTGCTCCAAGGCCGTCGCATGGAACAAACTGCCCGCTCGCCTCCTGAGCCAGGACTGTGCCTGCTCGGAAGGTCGAGGACGGGTCAGCGACGTAGATCCCTACATCGTTGTTGATAACCGAACGCCGGATATCAATGCCGACTGGGAAGACGTCGTTCTGAAACGCCTTGAGCGATGGATCGAATGGATTTAGTGTGCTCATTTCTCTTTCACCTCCTTTCGTTCTAACTTCCTCCTGAAGAAA